CCGATCTACGACTGGACAGGATCGTTCCGAGATGATTAACAATGTCAAGAATATCCATCCTAGTGAGAAGGCTATCAGCCCTACCATTAAGTATGTTGGCAATTGCAACATAAGCTTTTGAGATAGCACTGTCACCACTGCTAATCCATCCATATCCTTTTAACCTTTCCCCAGCAGGTCTGAGCTGACTAAAATCAAGCACAAGAGTATCAGCAGGGTACTTACCAGCAAGGAGCTTGCCGATAGATTTAGCCCATGCCTCGGCACTGTCGCCAACTTGTATTGTCCAGGTTTTTGTGCTGCTATCCCAGGTTTCAACATTGTGCTCAAGTCCACCTTTAGCTGTTCGTTGGCTTTTAACGACTTGAATATTTTTAATAGGTTTTGAGAATCCATTTAATGTGCCTACAATGGGTTTGAATCCTACACCACATCCTTGCAGTAATAGCCATAACACATCAACTACATCATATACTGTTTCTACTTGTGTAAAACTACAATTAAATTGACTGGCCTCACGGGTTTGTGCTACCGTTGTGCCACCTAGCCATAATGTACGGCCGCTCATTAATACTTTACGAGCAAGCATAAGTTGCTCTAGTTGATCTAATTCTTCTACTTCGTTAAAATAGAGTTGGCGACCTACACTGCGTTCCCACAGCCAGTGTTGATGCTCACGTACTCGACGGATTGTTTGTGCCCATGTTTCAAACTGTTTACCATCATCACTAGTGGGCCTATTATATGTTCTCCTAGTAATAACTTGTGCGCGTGTGCTTACCTGCATAATTGCTCCTATTTTCCTGTGCTACCAAATCCTCCAGTACCACGTTCTGTATCATTCCAGCTGTCTACAAAATCGCATAAGATAACTGGCATGATAACCAGTTGAGCAATTCTATCTCCAACCTCTACTATATACTTATTTTCGCTAATATTTTTTAATGCGATTTTTATATTTCCACGATAATCACTGTCAATAACGCCTACGCCATTAAGCACAATAATTCCCTTTGAGCCTTGTCCCGATCTGTTAAATACAAAGCCGCCGTAGCCCTGTGGAATTTTGATGCCTACACCACTATCTAACAATTTTGTTTCGCCAGGATAGATCTCACACTTTTCAGTGCTGCGTAAGTCTGCGCCTGCATCTGTAGCATTAGCACGTTTTGGTAGGTAAGCAGCATTATCTACGCGACATTCTACCACTTGTTTAACCACAGCATCACGACTGTGATCATAAGTTTTGTTAATATTAAAAAATTCTGTAGTTAGTTTCATATTTATTTAAATTTTGCTTGTACTATTTTTGGAAATGACACTGGTTGAATTATTAATCTAGCAATAAGGTCTCCCCAATATATTATATGCGCTTTATCACTTCTATTATGAAAAGTTATTTTAATATTGTCACGATAGTTACTAGTTACAAGTCCAATGCCTTGTGTTGATTCAATACCAATACTACTTAAGTTAACTGGATTAAATAGCATGCCTACAAATCCCTGTGAAAGTTTTATAGTTACTCCAGTATCTATAGTAACTATATCATTTGGCAAAATAGTTAACTTTTGAGGTTTATTGTCTGCTACTAAGTAGGCATATAAGTTTATACCTACATCATCTTCACTAAGCTCTGGTAGTTTAGCGTAGGGGCTAAGTACACAATTTAATTCAAGCATTTTAGTACCTCGTCTATACTATTACAATTGTCCTGACCTATAGCGTCATTGCAATAGGTAACAAGATCCATTAATTGATAATTAACCTGTAGTTGTTCTTTATATTCATTTATAGCTTGAATATATTTATACTTACCAGCTAGTGGTATACTATTAATAATATCCCAGGCTGTACCGTACTCTTCAACAAGTTGTTGAGCACGTTTAGGTCCAATACCTGGTACACCAGGCACATTATCACCACTATCTCCCATAAGACATTTAACACTTATATATTGTTCTGGTTCAAAGGCATAGTGATCGTTCCAATTTTCCCAAGTAACCTCTTTTCTGGTAACATAGCTAAATCTCCCTACGCCTGGTTTGATTAATAGATCCCAATCTTTATCACTACTCATTAGCCATATTTGCTCTACTGGTAGTCGGCGTTTTTTACCGACAATATATGCAGCAATGTCATCTGCCTCAACACCAGGAAAACGTAACACTGGATAGTGTTCTGCTAATAGTTCCAGTGTTGTGGTAAAATCTTCAAAGAATAATTCAAATTCTAGCTGTTCTTGTTCAGTTTGCTGTTCATACTTATCTTTGCGATTTTGTTTATAAAGCGGATAAATAGCTTTACGATAACTGCTAGATCCTTGATCTGCAGCTATAATGACCCAACTAGCTTTATAACTCTTTTTTAGGCTTTCAATAGTACGTAAATAATCTTCAGCAAAATCTCTGGCCCCACTATGTTTATAGCGAAAAGCTAAATTAAGCGCATCGACTATCATTAAATTATTTTCAGTTGTTTCAAATTGTTTGAAAGGTTTCATGTCATTTTCTTGAGTGTAATCTATTATTATATCACCGTTGATAAAATTTGTCAACCTATAAATTTAACATTGCTTAAGTTAAGCCAATCTTCTAACAGGAATATATAAAACTCGTAATCATCAGCATTATACATTAGCCAACGCTTATTTAATAATGCATCATCATCAAATAGTACAGTTGCTACAAATAACTTACTGCGATCATGTTTGAATATCAGCAGTGGTAGTTTATCTACTTGACGTGCTTGTCGATCAGTCTGTTGCCACCATTCTATTAGCTGCGGAGTTTTATGCGTTAGTAGTCCACTGTTAATATGATCGTCTGCATAACCTTTTACCTCTACACAAAACATGTTATTACTACCAGGTACGTAAAGATCACCTTTGAGTTGATGTTTAGGATCTAATGATCCACTTCCAGGTACTCGTTCCCAATTTAAACCGGTATGTTTACGTAGCATATCACGTGCTAGTGTTTCTGTACGCGCACCTTTTTGACGACTATCTACCACTAGTAGCCTCGCGCACGTGTTTGGCTAACCTATTCCAGTCAATAACACCGCTACTATCCATATATAGTGGTAATTTTTGATCTAGTAGTGCCATTTCTTCTATAGATTTAGTGGCCTTTTCTATGCGATTGGCACGCCTATTCATAATCTTTTCAAAGTGTTTTTTTACCATACTATCCCTCAATACGAGATACGTTATTACGCTTGATAACATTTATTTTCTCTAGTAATGGGTGCGAGAAACCGTGACTGACTAAAAAAGTATTTAAGTGTTCTTCGCCTAATAGCACTTCTACTAATTTTTCTTTACCATCTACATCTAGGGCTTCTACTGTTTCATCTAATACCAGTAGATTAATACGACTACTGCTTAATGTTTGCATTAGTTTTCTGATAGCAAGTAGAGTTGCTACATTTACTCTGGCTTTTTCTCCACCGCTTAGTGCATTAATATCTATATCTTTACCATTATCAGTAATAATAACATTAAGTTTGTCGCTAGTGTTTACCTTAAAACTAATTTGAAATCTACCATCACTTAAATCTACTAAGTACTTATTAGTAATATCCTCTAAGTCTTTTACTAAGCACTCAATCTTATAAGCTACTAGGCCAGTAGTACTAAAGGTTTTTGTAAGTACTTGTAGAATACTCATGCGTTCATTCATTACACTAAGTTGAAAGCTATGCTCCTCCAGCTCTTCACGCATTTCACTTAATTGCTGCTTAATAGTCTCTACACGGCTATTATGCTGCTGTATTTTTAAGTTATTTTCCTCAGCCAACTTAATTCGTTGCTGAGTTTCTGTTAGTATTTTAGCTAGCTCATCATATTTAGTTTGCAACTCATCTTTTACTAATGTTTTTTGTGGTAGTGAAGTATCTACTAATAGGTGTAATTTTTCCCATTCTGTTTGTTGCTTAATAGCTTGTTGATAAAGTTTATCTTGTTGTTCTAGTTCTGTACTAATTATAAGTGCGTTAGCAGCACTAGCTCTAGCGCTTTCTACTTCATCAGTTTTTTCATCAACTAGTTGTGCTACTTTTATTTCATCTATAGTGCTAAAACAAGTAGGACACATGCCATGTAAACTGTTTAGCTTTTTAATAAATGCTTCGCCATCACGTACAGTTTTTAAATGTTCAGCTTGCTCTTGTTGCAATCGTTTAATTTGCTGCTGATCTATTTTAGTTGGACTAGGAACTACTAGCTCAATATTATTTAACTGTTGTTTATAACTATTATTTTGTACTATTTTACGATTAGTTTTATCTAAACCTGCAATCTCTATTTCAAGTTCTGCAACTTGGCGAGGTAATTCGCTATCTAAATTTGGCACCTGACTAAAACTTTTAATACTTAGGTCACTTTTTTCGTACTTATCTAACCAATTATTTATAGTAGTTATTTTAGCTTGACACTCTGATATTTGTTTACTTAAATCTAAAGTGATTTCCTTAAACACTTCACCTGCTCTAGTATACTTAGTTAGATTTAAAATTTCTATAAGAAATTTTTTACGAGCAGTATCAGCACTGGTTAAAAATTCTAGACTACTAGCATTTGACTGATAAACAATTTGTGCAAAACTTTTATGATCTATACCAATAATGTCTTCTATAATTTTATATGTTTGTGTAGCAGTATGACCACTAATATCAGTATTATTTTTTAACAATTTAACTGTTTGTTGTGTGCCACGAGTACAACGAATAGTATAGTCATTACCATCTCGCTCAAGATCTAGTTCAATAGTATAAGTCTTATCCTTAATATATCTATTTAATATGTCGGCTTTTTTAATACCTTTGCTATTTTTATTAAATAGTACTTCTTCTAATATAAGTGCTATGCTACTTTTGCCGTGCCCATTTTTACCTACTAGTTGTGTTAGTGGAGCTTTGACGAAGTTGATAACATTGCCAGCTCCATAACTAAAGCAATTACTCCATCTTAGTTCTTTAATTGTTATCATTTTTCCAAAACTTCTTTTTATCTAAAAAGCCTAGCTGTTCTACTAGTAATATTGTATGTTTTGCTTGGTCATAGTAATCAAACCAACGCTCCTGATCACCACATTCACGCTCTGCAAGTATTCTAGCTACATAAATCATATTAGGATGATATTCATTCATTTTTGATAATTATTGTTTTAAGTATGGTTTAAATAGAGTATTCCAAAGTTCTTTTAATTTTGGATAATATTTAGCGTTTAAGCTATTTTGCTCCATTAAATTAGCTACTTCTATTAAACATAAATCATTGTAATGCTTAATTTCTACGCCTTGGGTTAGATATTGCTCTAGTATATGTGGCCTGTCAAGAGTACTAAATAATTTAATTAACTCTACTGTATTAGTACCTGCAAAATTTGTTACTAAATCTAAGTAATTTTGATCTAAACATTTAATCTCATATATTTTTGTACCAAATATAGAGTGCAATCCCCCAGCTAGACATAAATACTCTGGTTGATTTGCTGTTTTTAGAATATCATATGTACCTAATAGGTGTGCTAGTAAACTGCTATCTCCGTGAGGCAATTTATCAGCGTCTAAATCTTGTAAAAATATTTGTAATCTGTCCCTCGTTTGATCACTATCAATAGGAGCAGATTTAAATACTAATACAGTTCTTAACTCACTACAAATTCTGGAGACGCCTCTAGCACAATGAGGAATATTTGAACTAAATATAATGCCACTATTAAAATCTGGTAAAATAGCCTGTATAATATTATTGCCATCATAAATGATTGTTTCACCGCCCCATTCTCTTAGCCAATTTTTGGTTATATATAAGATTGTAGTAACGTCTTGATTACGCAATGAATCTGTATGAGGGTATCCTTCGGTTCCATAAGTATAGCTATTAGCATAGCAGCGTATTAACTTATGACCTGATAAATAGTTTGCTTGTATATAGTGCCAAGCATCAATTATCGGTTTATCAACAGTTTGAGTAATATCCAAGGTATTGTGTAATAACCCAGAACTTAAACTACTGTTCCAGTGATAATAGGGGCTCAATTTTTTATTAGACGTCCAATTATAGGACCACTGCAGTCTATTACAATAGTTATAGACTGCTACAGCTAGTTCTATTGGTAAAATATTATTTACAGTATTTATCATTTTATATTAATATAGCTATATCCAGGTCCTCTTAAACAAGTCAGCCTGTTCTCTTGTTCTAAAGTAAAACTAGTCTTGCTCTATTTTATCAAGGTTATTTTGCACCTCAACCGCAGCACGTTCTACAACTTCCTCAGGCAGTGCTAGTATATAGCGCAGGTACTCACGTACTTCTTCTAGTAGTGTCATCTCACTATCTAGCATAAGCTGCACATCACTTGTGCGCTTGATTACCTTGCGGTCAATTAATTCACTATCTTCTAGCTCACCCAATTCTTGTAGGTCACCCTCAACTTGATAAATTGTGTGGTGATAGTCGGTTGGCGGTTTAGGGTCGCTAGCACCAACAGTTTTACGTATAAGTTGTGGTAATTCTAGCTTAATCCAACTATGTTTTAGTGTATCTGTATCTAGTAAGATTACACCTGTGTCAACAGGTTGACGATGAAAGCTAGTAGTAACAGGGCTGCCAGGATAAAGAATATTGAGCTGACAATTTTCATAGCTATGTAGGTCTCCAGCTAAGACAACGTCCCAGCCACTAAAAATTTTTAAGTCTACTTCAGGCGTTACGTGCGGAGGTATTGCACCACGAACGTGTGTGCATAATACTTGACCGCCCTCAGGCCAAGGATTATTTTGTTCGAAATCTTTGAGCTTGTTGTATGGAACAAACTCTATGCCATAGTCGCTATAGTAGTCATCTACTACGATTACCCTACGGTTCATTAAGTTAGTAGCTCGTGCTAGATTTGTTAAAAATGTTGTTGATTTTTTAACAGCTTCATGATTACCGCTGTATATGATTGTATTGATATTACAGTGACTAATCATGTCAAAGTAAATCTCTAGTTCATCCATACTAGGTAATTTATCAAACACATCTCCGCCTATTACAAATAAGTCGGCTTTGGTTTGTTGCTCAGCCAGTTGTTGCCACAACAATTTATATCTATTTCTAGCCCAATCTACAGGTACATTCTTTTGCCCTAATTTTATATGAATATCGGCTGTAAATAATACTTGCATTGTTTTTCCAAATAGAATGGCCCAGTAACCGAAATTACTGGGCCCTGTTATTAACCTAACTCTTTGATGGCTTCAGCTTGACTTTCATCTAAATCATCATCTTCAGCACTAGCTGTGGTGATTTTTTCTAAGAGAGCTTTAACCTCATCTGCTGTAGGTCTTGGAAACTTTTCATCAATGCTTTGTGCACTATCTGCAGCTGCTCTTTCTGCCTCTGTAAGAGGACGAGGCTTGCAACGTAATACTTGTAGTGTATATTCAACATTAAATGCAAGTGGGCCAGTTTTTGTACGCTTAAATACTACATCCCAGCCTGTATCATAGTCGGTAGGGTCATTTAAATC